TACTCCGTATCTAAATCTTTTTTCTCCTAAATTAAAATCAAAACCTTTGAAATCTTCTGAGAAAAACTTCTTAGTAGTAGCTTTAAAATTCTCGTGTTGTTTTTTACTTTTCTCTTGTTCTTTGTTGTATCTGTTGAAAAAGTCCATTGCTTTTTGTTGTTCTTGAGTAACGCCCGGTCTCAACTTGATCTCGTCGTAATATTTACTCTTTAAATCCTCTAAAAAGGTTTTGGCTTTTGCAACTTCTTCTTTATACGCAAGCTTTTTCTTGCGAATTTGTTTTTCATCATCATAGTCTTCATCGTACAAGAATTTATCTTCCATGATAAAATCTATTTCTTCTGAATCTAGATGAGGTTTAGTATTTTTATAGTATTCTTTTAGTAAAGCATCATTACTGACATTAGAATAATCAGCATTTAACCTTACGTAATCCTCAACAGATCCACCAGTTTCTTTCATAAAGCTTACAAGCTTTTCTACATTTTCTGGTAAATCTATATTAGATTTTTCTTCAATTTCTTCTTTAACTTCTTCTTTAGCAGGTTCTTCTACTTGCTCTTCACCTACTATTTCTTGTATTACACCTATTTCTTCTTTTTTACCTTCTTCGGTAGGTTTTTGCTCTTCGTGTGTTTCTCCCACTTCTTGCAATTCCACTTCGGTGCTTGTTTCTTTTTCTTTGCTTTGCTCATCAGACTGTAACACAGGTTCCTCTGGGCTTTGCTCTTGAACGGCATCTTTTTCTTTTTTAGATAGATCAACTTTTATAACTTCACTATCTTTATTTAACTTTCTAGGTCTACCTCTTTTTTTCTTCATTTTAAACTCACCTTCTTGAGGTATAGTTTCTTCTTTTTTGTCCATAATATAATATTATAAAATTAATAATTATCTTGGTGCAAATTGCTCCAAGTTGAATCCACCTAAAGTATCTTGTCCGGAAGATTCAAAGTTTTTGGGTAATAAATCGTTTTTTCTTTGGTCTATTAACTCACTTTGTTGAGTTGCTTGTATTTTGGTTCTTTCGTCTTTTCTGTCTTCTTTATATTTTTCACTTTTAGTTTTAGATAATCCTTGTTGTTTTGCTAGCTCTATATTAAACTGAAACTCAAGTTCCATTAGCTGTTTCTTTATCTCTGCTTCTTCCCTCATTTTTTGAATAGCAAACTGAGATTTACCTTGTTCTATTTGCAATGTTGTTTCAGCTAAAGCTTGTTGCTTTTGAACTTCGTTCATTGCAGCTTGTTCTGCTTGTTGAGCATTTGCTTGAGCTTGTGCTTGAATATTAGCTTGTGCAGCAGCTTGATCCTGCTCCATTTTTCTTTTTCTTCTTTGCTTTAAAAGTTGATTTGCTAGCTTTAAATTTTTAACTTCTCTAATATCTATAGAATCTTCTAAGTATATAGAACCTTGTTGAAGAGCCATTTGTATGTTTTGCTCTAGTTGAGCTTTTTCTTCTTCGTCAGGTTCTAGTTCTAAGAATATACCAAAGTCTTGAGTGTTTAATTTCATTAACTCTTCTAAAGTACCAACATTAAATCTAGATATACTAGATTGCATAGAATCTCTTAGTAGTGGAAACTGAATACAATCAGCAACTCTCAGTGCAATATTCTCACAAGTTCTTAATGTTATATATAAACCTGCTTGCAATATATGTCTTGTGGCAACGTTTGAGTTTGCTGCTGCTAGTTTTTGTAAACCAACTAAAGCGTCTTTATCTGGCATGCTACCGTCTCTAGCCTCGTTTAATCCAGTAACATCTCTCATCATTTGCAAATAGTACTGATAAGTGTTTACTAAAGAAGATATTTTAGCACCACCTGCAGATGTTTGTAATTCTTGTATTGGAACTTTACCTCTATTTAGATCACCATCTTGTGTCATTGATCTACCAACAATACTACCAGTTTGGAAATACATGTTTAATGCCTCTGCTGGATTATAGTTTGTTCCGTTACCAAGATCAACTTCAGCCAAACCATCAGCATCAAGAAATACACCATCAGGAACCATTCTTGAAATAACTTGCTGTAGTTTTAAATGCGTTATTTGAATCATGTCTGCAAATGTCATCATTCTACTAACATGTGATTCAATTCTACCTTTGTAAAGTCTAGGTGCGCATATACAATAGTTCATGTTAACTTTTGTAGAATTAGCAAATGGTCTTGTCATATTTTCAGACATTTTCCATTCTAATATATCATCATGACCTAGTATTTTTGCTCCTGTATATAAAACTTCAATACTTCTTTGAACTTTGTTAAAAGACTCTGATTCAGGTGGGTTAAAAGTGTCTTGTTTTTCTAATGCTTTTTCTAAACCGTATGGAGTATTTTTTACTTTCCACGTTTGGTTAGTATATGTTTTATATTCAAAAAATAAAACTTGTACGTTGTTGTTATCGTTTTTACCACTCCAGTTTCTAGTATATTGAGTGTTACTAGGATATTTCTGTATTCTTTCTATTTGATCTGGAGTTAAGTCAGGAAATCTTTTAACTAGTTCTGGTAAACTTATAGATTTAACTTCGCCAGCGTAATATATATCGTCAAAGTTTGGATCTTCAGTATATGACCAAACTAAATTAGCTGGATCAACGTAATCAACTGTTATGCCATTTGACTTATTAAAACTAGTTCTTGTAGCACCAATACCTAAAACAGCTAAATCATAATTAACTCTTCTTTTTATTAACTCATATTTATTTCTAGCTAACACATCGGTTATAACTTCTTCTTCTGCTACTTCAACTGATTGTTTATAATCTAACTGCATATGAACAGATAGCTCTTCTTCAGATCTTATGTCTAAATCTTTGTTGTTAGTTAGATCAATACCAGTATTTTTTTGAATTAGTTCTATTAATTCTTTTTGCATTAAGTCTTGGTATAGACCATCTGCGTATTTGGTTCTTTTTAATATAGACTCTGGATCTTGGGCGTAAGCTTTTATATCATAAACTCTATCTGATACACCATTAACCATTATGTCTACAAACTTAGGTATTATTGGAACTGGTTTCCAATCTAAGTTAAGGTATGATAAATCACCATTTATAGATAATTCATCTTTATATTTTTGTATAGATTGTTCTCCTCTAGCATATAGCCGTCTTTGATGAAACTGACTATAATAAGTTGAAAACTTGCCACCATTAGTTCCTTGTATTCCATTATAATTGTTTCCAAACCACTCGTATTCTATAGCTCTACCAACTTGTTTTCCGTACTCTATACTTTGCTTTTCAACATCTGGTACTACCTGATCTGGAAATGCACTATTACTATTAACGTAAACCATTTTTTATTCTATTATTTTTGAAGTAAAACCTTTATTATCATATCTTTTTATACCTAAACTTATTTTCTTAGTAGTTCTATCAGCAACAGGTTTGTATAAATTTCTATTACAACCCATTATAGCTAAACCTGAACTTATTGAAGCATCATGCTTAGTTCTGTTATTTATATTAAACTTAGCCCAATCTTCTAATGTTTTTTGAAAATACATATCTCCATAAGTGTTTTCATCTTTCAAACCTACGTAGTTTTCTATATAAGATTCTATTGCAGCAGCGTGAGCTTGTTTCATATCTTCACTTGAGTTTGGAACACCACCAACTTCTTTTTCTGTTACAGAAAGTTTATTCCAAACTTTATCTGGTCTATTCATTGAAAAACCTCTGTAACCTCTTCGCTTTAAATAATACAATAATCTTGGTTTATTGTTTTCAGCTAATATTGGCATTCCGTAAAAAACTAAAGCCATTAAAACTTCTTCAAAAAATATTTCAGCAGTTTGTGGTCTAGCTATATATTCTAAGAAAAAATGATTTGGTGGAGCGTCTTCCATACTAAATTTAGTTAATCCATGCAAAGATCCATTAGAACCTTTTCCATCAACAGTTCCTGATATATCGTAACTATCACATCCAAAAGCTCCAACGTGTTCATTACCAGGATACTTTACTCCATTATTTAGTATCACTCGATTTTGCAAGTTTTTAGGTGGAATCCAAGATATTTTAAACCTACCATTATTATCTGGAATGAACAAAACTCTAGTATCTTTAACTCCATTTTGCCATTGAAAAGTTCCAGTTGTTATATTTGCAGAATTGTTTAAGTCGTCGTTATAGTCAACTTGCTCGTATATTTTTACTAAGTTAAATATACTTTGTTTAGTTTCATCTCTGAAAGCGTGAGCTTCAGTTCTTGGAAATTGTCTATAAAATTCGTTTAAACCGTCTTGATCATCTTTTAAACCTTCAACTTCATTTTCCCAAGACTCTATAACACCTGTATCTATAAGTTCGCCATCAATCCCAAGTATGGGTTTTGTTGGTGTGTCGAATACAGGTAGTCCATAAGAATCAATGTATCCCTCGTAGGACCATTCCATAGGTATGAACAAAGAATATAATCCCGAGCTTGTTTGGCCATTACGATTTCTATTTGAGACATCTGACGCATAGTAAAGTTTTTTAAAATTTTCACCACCTTTATCCAACGCATTAGAGGTTGAACCCATCATACACTTACCTACAATTTTACTACCAAGCCTTAATGTAGTTTTAGTAACTCTCCAGTTGTTTAATATGTTATCAGGTCTTTCCCATTTACCACTTTCGTCGTGAGCTAATAGTGTTAATTTTTCACCATCATAGCTATTGTCTCCAGTATTTTTCCAGTCAATAGTAGTATCAAGACCTTTTATGTCCATCAACTTTTCATTTGCTTCTAGCTTTCTTCTAGTAAGCTTTGATGCTGGAACTCTGTATGCCAGTTCAGTTTTAGGACGATCCATACCGTCTTGAATTGGCTTGAAGAAGAAAGGATAGTTAACTGATATGGGTACGACTTTATCTGTAAACATTTTCTTTGCGTCCGCCCCAGTTTTAGAGAGTATACCATATCTAGAATCACTTGAGATTGTTGCTTGGTTAACGAGCTCTGCTGAAGCCATAAAGGAAAATCCTGAACGTCTATTTTTAAGATAGCACATCCCATAACATCTTTTGTCTGCTTTACAGGCTTCCCAGAAGTAGAAAAATAACTTATTTGATTCTCTATAGTCAGCTGCTCCGACGTCAATTTTTGACCACTGCAAGTACATGTAGTGAGTACCAGTGATATAAGTAGGATTGCCATTGTTATAAAACCAATGACCTTCTTCTCTTCGTTTGAATTCTTCATCGATAAAATCGTACCATTTTTCTTTAAACTCTAAAGGGTAACTATCCCAATCAAAAACGCTTTTTATTGTGGATAATTCTTTCGGGTATTCAAATCTTTCCCAGTATTGCTCTGCTTTCTTTTCACTTCTTTTGCTCGGTTTGTCAACTGTTGGTAGAGCAATGCGGAGATTTTGTATTTCGATAATCTCTCCAATTTTACCTGTTTTGCTTATTATTATAATGTCATATTCTGAATTATAACCATATTCCCAATGCTTGAACCTATTTTTCTTTTTAAGTATCTTAGAATTGATTATTTCATCAATAGGGACTATCTTATATAAAGACTGTACGTAACTCATTTACTTCTCCCTTCTGCAAATCCTCTAAAAGATTTTTCTTGTTTATCTTCTTCTTTGGGTTTATTTTCTAAAATTCTTTCTTCTTCCTCTATTCTATTTAGAATTTCAAAAGCATCAAATATTGCTAGTTTTTTTGTAGCAGCGGCGTTTTTAAGTCTATCTGCAGAGACATCTTCATCTGTATCTACTATTTCTTCTTTAGCTACTTTTATTAGTTCTTCAACCGCTTTTTGCCCAGCTTGGATTATACTCTTCTTCGTTTTCTTTACGTCCATGGTTAATTACAATATCATTTGATTTCATACAATAAAGTCTCTGATCATTAATTAAAAATTCAAACTCACTATAAGGTGAGAAATTTATTAAATCTTCATTATTAACGCCTAAACTTTTTAATTTGTTGTTGGTATATTTCATTACTCCTGTAAGTGGTTTTTCTTTATCAACGTTAAATTTATCTTTATTTACAACAGGTTTGACAAAACAGTAATCTAAGTTAGGTTCGTATTCGCCATTTTTTTTATACATATATATTTGATCAATAGTACAAAAGTACTGTTCTTCTTTAAAATACATAGCGCTGTTTCGTTCAGCTCCCTTCATATCGTACCATCTTCTAAAAACATTGTGGTGAACTATAACTTCATCACCTGGTTTTATATTTGTTTTAAATGCTATTGGTACGTTTATTACTATTGCTCTTTTGCTAACAAACTTATGGTCTTCTATATTGGTATTTATTATAAGCTCTTTATCATTAACCTTTAAAACGTTGTTGTATCTAGTTTTTAAAGGTTTTACTAAAAAATTATATATAGATTTCATTAATATTCTAAATCATATTCTACAGCTATCGCCATATTTGAGTTAAATTTTTTCCAAGGTAATACTTCATTTTCTTTTTGAATATAAATCAAGTATTCTCCATCTCTATCAGAGTTTATAATATCACATATAGTATGTCCACCATAAACTTGCTGCCCAATAGAGTAATGCATTGCATCGTTTTTGTAATCAGATCCAATGCTAATTTTTCTTATTATATTAGACATTTTCTTTAATTTTTTCTTCAATAAGTGTATAAGTACCATCTTCTACATTTATATCTATAGAACCATATTCTTTTTCTAGCTCTTTTTTAATTTCAGCATCTCTTTTGTTTATTGATTTTATTTCATGCAATAATGCATGTTTTTGAGATTCTAAATAACCTATTGAAGTTAATGTTTCATTTAATTCTTTTTGTATTTGTTGAATTGCTTTTAATTGTTCTTCTTTAATTTTCATTTAATTTAATTTAATTGTTCGTCTTCTTTAACTAATAATCCTCTTATATATATCCCACTTTCTCCAGTGAATTTACTTGAATCTATTTCTATTTGATTTCGATAATAATTATCTGTACCAGCAATATCGTCAATTGCTATTTGTAATTCTTCTTCAGTTAAAAATGTTTCAAGTATTGGTAATCCTGTTTCAAGTTCTGTTTTTCCTTGTAAACCTACATAACCAAATACTTTTAAGCTATCTTCACCGGTTCCCTCTACCTTAGCATAAAACCATCTGTTAGGATTATCTTTTTCTATTTTTTCCATTATACTGCTCCTCCATCAATTATTGTATTTCCTGCAGCTACAATTGCTGCTCTTGCTGTAGCAACAGCGCCACCACCTGTATACGTACAAGCTCCCATAGAGTATGTTACCCCTGTATTACTGTTTGTAGCATTAATTCGT